TTGAATCCTGCTGATACTTATGAACCTGAAACTTATAATGAACAATCAAACGAATTTTTAACATACAATGGATAACTACAAACACATAGTCCTGCAATTTGACCAAGCTCAACAACCTAAATTTAGAGAAGTAAAATCTAAGGGTTATGTTGAATTTGGTGAGAAAAATGATTACCCAAATTATTTACTATCCCTATTTAATGAATCACCTAAGCACGGTGCTATTGTTAAAGGTAAATGCAATTATATTTATGGTAAAGGTTTTGAGCAACCAGGTCAAGCCAATGGGAAAGATACTTGGAATGATGTGATGAAGAAAGCTATCAAAGATGATGAGCTTTATAGAGGTTATTATTTACAATGTATTTGGAATAGAGCAAAGAAATTAAGTGAGGTTTATCATTTAGAATTTCATAAGGTTAGGGTTAGTAAGGACTTACAAACTTTTTATGTTAAAAATGATTGGTATGATTTTAAAGAAAAGGCAAGAGAATATAAAGCTTTCAATGTTAATGATCCTGTTGGAAGTCAAATCCTTTATATTAAGGAATATAATCCTTCTTCAGAGGTATATCCTTACCCTTCTTATTTTCAGGGTTTAAATTATATTGAATCAGATATTGAGGTATCAAGACATATCTTAGGGAATGCTAAGCAGGGATGGGTAGGTTCTAAACTTGTTAATCTTAACAATGGTGATCCTATTGGTGAGGAGAATAAAGGTGAAGTTGAAAGAGGATTGCTTAAGAAATTTACAGGTGATGAAGGTAAGAGGGTTGTAATAATGTTTAATAAGTCAAAAGAGAATAGTGCTGAGATTTTGGACTTAGGACAAACAATGCTTACCAAAGAAGATTTTACCAATGTAAATAATCTAATCACTCAAGAAGTTTTTGCTTCACATCAAATTACTTCTCCGGTTCTATTTGGGATAAAGTCAGATGGGCAATTAGGAGCTCGTAATGAAATCAGGGATGCTTATCAGATTTTTAATAATACTTATGTTCAGGGCAGACAACAAGAGATTGAAGAAATATTTAGTTATTTAAGAAATTTAAAGGGTGAAGCAGGTGAGTTTAAAATTCAACCGGTTGAACCTTTGAGCTTTGAATTTAGTGAAGCTATAATGGCTGCAAATCTTACTCAGGATGAAATCAGAGAATTAATGGGTAAGGAACCATTGGCTAAGAATCAAGTTACTGCTGATGGATCAGTTGCAATTCAGAATGAAATACAAGTTGATGCTGCTCCTTATGTTGCTCCAGTTCTACCGGCAAATGATTCAATTAAGAATCTTACCGGCAGACAATACCAAAATGTAATGAGGATTGTAAGGCAATTTGGTTCAGGTAAATTAACCAAAGCTCAGGCAAGTTTAATGCTTAAAAATGGTTTTGGTTTCAATGATAAGGATGTTAATGACTTTTTGGGTTTGGATGATGATCCTTTGACCAATGATGAAATAGCAAAATTCTCAATGACCAATGATGAAAGGTTGTTAGAAGCTTTTGAAAGTTGTGGGGATAGTCCTGATAACTATGTGATTATTGATAAAAAAAAAGTTTCGGAAGTAAGTGATGCAGAATACTTTGCTGAAACTCCTGAGATTAGTTCTTTAAATCAATTACAAGCCAATATTTTAGATCAAATCAGTAAGCAGAAGGCAATTACACCTGAAGTACTTGCTGATGTTTTAAATGTATCTAAAAAGCTTGTAGAAGAAACCTTAAAAGATTTAGTTGATAATGAATATCTAAAAGTAAGTGAGAAGAAGATAGGAACTGATATAATTATTGAAAGAGAATTAACTGCTCCGATTTCAGAACTTCAGGGTAAGAATCCATCTAAGAAAGTAACTGAAATACTTATTAGATATTCTTATGAAGGACCACAGGATTCAAGAAATAGAGTTTTTTGTGCAAGATTGTTGAAGTTAAATAAATTCTATTCTCGTTCAGACATTGAGCAAATTTCAATGATAATGGGTTACTCAGTTTGGGATAGAAGGGGTGGTTGGTTTACTGAACCGGACGGCTCACATAGACCATATTGCAGGCACGAATGGAAGGCAAATATTGTTAAAAGAAAAGATTAAATTATAATGAGCAAAAATATTCTATTCATAACTGAAGAAACTTTTAAGTCAAGAACAGGAGCATCCAATGCTATTGATGGGAAACAATTATTTCCAATGATTAAGGTAGCAGGTGACATTTACATTCAGCCGGTTCTTGGTTCAACACTTTATAAAAGATTGCAAACAGGAGTTACTTTAGATAACTTAAATGTTTATGAGAAAACTTTGATTGATGATTATATGACCGATGCTTTGATTTGGTACACAATGTCAATGCTTCCAATGGTTATGGGTTATCAATTATTCTCAAAGGGTTTCCTTCAGAAAACTGCTGAGGAAAGCAACACACCTTCAAGAAGTGATTTAGAGCTTTTAGAGCAGAAATATAAATCAATGGCTGAGTTCTACAATACAAGAATGATAAGCTATCTAAAAGAGAATTACACCCTTTATAGTGAGTATTTGAATTATGGTATGGGATTGGATGTAATATTCCCTGAGGATAAAGCTTATACTTGTCCGATTTACTTAGGTGGAGCAGAAAGAAGAAATGCAAGATATGTGAACAGTTCATCTACAACTCCAAGTCCATTGATAGCAACTTATATTGCAACAGCAGGTCTAACTACATTTACAATAACTGCAATGTCAGGTAGGGTTACTTACTTTGCATCAAGAGGTGGTTTAAGTAAATCAATTACTACAACACCGACTGCTAATACACAATTTTTACAAATTACAAGTGGGATAGTTACTTTACCTACTGGAGATGTTACAATGGCCGGAGAAGTATTTACATTCTTATACCAATAAAAAACATATGAGTAAAGGGTACAAAAAAGAGTACATTGACAAAGTAAAACAAAAGTTTAATGACATACAATCAAATAGTAAAGGAAATACAAACACTACTGGAAACTCACAAAATGATAAACACAGTAAGGTTTGCAACTCCAGCAGAGTGGTTAAATTGGGATAATCAACCTGTTTTCCCTTTAGCTTCTTTTGCTATCAATAGAGGTGGATTGAATGCAGGTAGAGAACAAACCTATTTAATTGAAATGTGGTTCTTGGATAAGTCAGGAGTTGAAGGTGAATTTGAAACTGATGTTATCAGTGATATGCATTCAGTAGCTGCTGACATTATAAGCACTTTGAGAAAAGGTAGCAATCCTTACACTATTGATGTTACAATTAATTGGGATGCAGTAACTGAGAAATTTGAAGATTATTTAAGTGGAGTATTTTTAACTTTTAACATAAGTATAGTATCAGCTTTTGATGCTTGCTCAATGCCTGTATAATTATGAAGAAAATTTTATTGGTAATAAATTTATTACTTTTTTGTTTTGTAAGTTTTGGTCAAGTTTATCAGGAAATGCCTCAATATGGTTACAGGGCAAATAGAATGATATTTGATTCTACTTTGAGCATTCCTACAACTTGTGGAGTTCCAACTTTAAAATCCAATATTACTAAGAAAGCTGCAATAGCTTTTGATTCTTGCAATAATAAATTGTATCAGTACAATCCAAAGACATTGACTTGGAGTGAGATTGCAGGTGGTGGTTCAACCGATACTACAAGTTTAAGCAATAGGATAAATCTAAAGTTGAATATTTCAGATACTGCTTCAATGTTATCTCCATATTTAAGAAAAGTAGACACTGCTTCTTTAAGCAATAGGATAAATTTGAAGTTAAATATTTCAGATACTGCAAATAAGTGGGTTAATTCAATAAATAGAATATCAGGCAAAGATTCAATTATTTATTTTATAGGTTCAACAAGATATGCTATAAAAGATAGTGTGGGAACAAATCCTGCTCCAGTTGGATATTATGGAGCATTCCAAGATACTACAACACAAACTGCTGCTTCAATAAATACTGCCTATTCTGTAAAATTAAATAGAACAGATTTAAGTAATGGTGTAAGTGTGGTTAATGATGGTAGTGGTAATCCTACAAGAATAACTTTAGCAAATACTGGTATTTACAATATACAATTTTCATTACAACTTGAAAAAACTGGAGGCAGTGGAAATATGGTTGCAGATATTTGGATTAGAAAAAATGGTGTTGACATTCCTTCAACTACAGGTAAAGTAGTACTTACAGGCAGTGCTAATGCTTCTCCAATTGTTGCAGCTTGGAATTATGTACTTGATTTAGCAGCAGGAGATTATATCCAATTAATGTGGTCAACAAGCAATACTAATGTTGAGATAGTAGCTGCTGGTGCTACAGCTCCACATCCATCAATACCATCTGCAATATTAACTGTTACTCAACAATCAGGTATTATGGCTGGTACAGGAATTACTGCTATAAACTCTTTAACAGGAGCAGCTCAAACAATAGTTACAGGTACAAGTGGAACTGATTTCAATATTAGTTCAGCAACATCAACACACACATTTAACTTACCAACAGCATCAGCTACTAATAGAGGAGCATTATCTACAAGTGATTGGAGCACATTTAATGGTAAACTGAATACTTCAGATTCAACTATTTACTATACAAAGTTTAGAAGTGACACATCAAGAACTAACATTTATAATCAATTAGCACAGGAATTAAATATTGCAGATAGCACAATATATTATACAAAGTTTCGTTCAGACACTTCAAGAAGTAACATTTATTCTGCAATTAATACTAAGTCGGCAGGATATGCTTTAATGCTTGGAGCATTGGCTGGAGCTTTAACAGGTGGTGGAACTATTTATTTTGGACATCCAAGTAGAGCTGCTGCCGGAACTGCTGCTATTCATAGAATCTACATACCACAATCAGGAACGATAAAATCAGTTTATATTATAAGTTCATCAGCAACTGCCGGAACTTCTGAATCTTGGACTATGAGTGTAAGATTAAATAATGCTTCAAATACTTCTATTGGTTCAGTATCAGCAACAACAACAACAAGAGTATGGAGTGGAACCGGATTGAATATAGCAGTAGTTGCAGGTGATTATGTAGAAATAACAACAACTAATCCTAGTTGGGCAACAGCTCCAGGAAGTACTTCGTGGTATGGAACAATTTACATACAATAAAAAAATAAAAATAATTCAAATGAATACAAGACAGATTCAAACTAAGCAAACTTGGTCACCGGAAACAGGGAACATAACTATTGACACTTTATGTCTAAAAGATTTTTATCATTATCATTTTGATGATGGGAGTGGTAAGGTATCTTATACTTTGCAGTCAAATGGGTTAGATTACTTTCCAGGTACTATTGAAATCCCATCTTCAGTAATTCAACAATGGGGAGCTTCTGATGATATTATTTGGAATTATGTTGCTGAACAATTAAATCTTGAATTGATATGACACCACAAGAACTTACAAATTGGCTGATGCTTATTGTGATTGGTATTATTGGCTACTTAGGTCAAACCTTTATTCAAAGATTAGATAGGTTTGAAAAGAAAGTGGAGAATATCTTAATTGACAATGTTAGTCACACTAAAGATATTGAGAGATTGAATGCTGATGTAGATGACCACGAAAAGAGAATTACTAAATTAGAATCTTAAACCAAACAATAAATATATGAACTCACCATTTTTAAACATTGATTTTAAGGATTTAGGAAAGGGGTTGATTGTTGCAGTTTTAACTTCAGCATTGACAATTATTTACAATACTGTAGAAGCAGGGAGTTT